CTAATGAGGTACTAAGACTAGAACTACCTAATCTAACTCTTCTGCCAGAAACGACTGCACCACTATGAACACTTATTGCTGATAAACTTGTAGCCGTAGTGCTATTATAAGTAGGTGTTCCTTTTAATAACTTTATTTCATATGTTTCTGAATTACTAACATCACCAACAAAATAACATTCTTTTAAAGTACAAGCATAAGGAACATATATAAATCCTTGATAACCAACATTCCAAGATGAAGCTGTAGTAGCACTGCTTAGTGTACTACTCCAAGTTGTATTATTAACACCATATGTAGTACTTGGGTAATACCAGTAATTATATCTAGTATACATCCTTGCACTAAATTGGAATAAGTTGCGTCTTTTATATGAGTTATTCCAAGAAAGACCCCCACCTTGATAAGCATTCTTTATAAGTATATCGCCAGTGCTACCACCAGATACATTTAAAGCAGGTTCGCCAATAGCGTCAGCCGCTATATGTTCTGTATCTACTGCATCATCTGCGATTTTAGCACCTGTAACTGCATCAGCACCTATGTTACCATTTTCAACAGCACCATTAGCTAATTGATTAGTATCTACACCCTTATTAGAAATACTAAATGCAGTACCACTTAATGTAAGACCTGTACTAGCTGAATAAGTTGTATTAGTATCAGTTATACCTGTTAAACTTGAACCATCTCCACTGAAAGCATTTGCTGTTACTGTTCCTGATACATTTACATTTCCATCAGATATAGAAGTAGTACCAACACCTAAGCCACCATCCTTAATATAAACGTGTTTGTTATCACCATCGCTACCAAACGTAAAGCCATCTACTGTTTTAGTATTAGCATACATTCCCATCTTACCATCGTGGTCAAATGATAAACCTCTTTCGTGAGCTGTACCAGTACTCCATATTGGTCCATAGTGTATTGCATATTGGTCTTTCCTACCATTAATTGTATTATTAGATACTCCAATATTTAATTCATTAGTAGTAGTACCAGTTCCTGTTCTAAATTGTATTCTAGACTGATTAGAGTCCAGTTTTCTTTTTAAATAAAGTGTTGATGTCCCAAGTGGTGTTGCTCCACCAAGGTCGAATGTAGGATTAGCACCATTTACTAATACTGTAGCATAACCAGAACCATCTCCTGCTAATTCAATTTTTGAATCACCATTAGCATCTTGCTCAATAGTAAAATTACCTTTACAATTAACAGTACCATTTGCTAATGCTTGAAATTCATCGTCCTGTATTTTAAGATTACCATTACCATCTACGCTAAATGGATATACGCCATTAGTTGGATTACCAATGCTTAACGAACCACCTACCATAGTAATTGACTTATTACCATCAACAGCGTCTTTAGCATCTTCTGCCTTGGACTTAATATCAGAAGCTGTACCACCAGCAATTTTACCTGTAAAGTTACCATCTGAAGGGTCAAAGACTGCTGTTCCATCTGACTTAGTAATAGCACCTTTAAATTTACCATCTGATGCAAATAAGGAGTTGTCTACATTGCCCAGTCCTACACTAGCCTTATCTAAGCCAGTTGCAGTACCTGTAAACGTGGGACTAGCAAACATAGTAGCTTTAGACTCATTAGTTACATTATCTAGCGACATTGTCGCTTTTAATGTTGCAGGGTCTTCATTTGCTACATTACTAAGACCTACATCAGATTTAGTAGGCTTATTAGATGTATGGTATACATTGGACTTTTGGACACCATCCCAAGTACCTTGGAAATCTCCATCAGCTCTTTGTAGTTTTTTCCAAACTTTACCCAACTACTTCACCCTCTTCTACTTGTCCGTATTCAGGGTCGGCTTCTGCCGCCTCTTCAAATGCTTTTTTAAACTTTGAGTGCATATCAAATACCCACTTACCCTCAACTACTTTAACTTCTACATTGGATAATAAAGTGCATACTGCTTCTAATTCTTGAGTAGTACACTTAACTATTTTCAGTTTCTTTTTGCTCATTTTGCTCTCCTTGATATTCTAAGCTTTGTTTAATGAATTTTATTTTTAAATAAGTCGTTGTAGCTTGTTCAAGTTCCTTTCCCCTATAGGTTCTCTCTACCATTAAGTTATGAATATAATTTATATCACTTAACTCTAACTTAGAAAGTTTAGCTTGTAAATCTACCACTTCTTCTTTTGGTTTATCTTCCTTTAACTTTTTCCTAGCGTCTTTCCAAAAAGACATTATGATTTTCCTGCATCAATCTTGTATTTTTTACCACCTTCCTCAAATTCAAAATCATAGTCATAGCCCGGTATATTTGGATTTTGCTTATGATAATCAATAAGGGGTTGCACATCTACATCTATATCACTATGAGTTTTTACTGTTTTCTTTGGTGGAATCATTTCTTGTTTTTCTTCATCCCATTTACACATAAAGTCCTGAACACCAAGTTTATCACATTGTTGTTGTTGCCATTCTTCGTCTGTGATAACTTCACAATCAATTTCAGTTTCTTGGTCCATACTCATATCATTTTGCATTAACCAAACTCTACGTCCACCATACTTAACATTCTTTTTTCCGTCTACATCACTAGCATCATCAACGCAAATGTAATCGTATTTTTCAGGTTTATAGCCTTCGCCAACCAAGTTGTCTTTTAAAGGGGCATAGTCATAGTCCTTACCTGTAAGTTCCTTTGATATACCCCAATGTCCATCGCTTGGAATACCTGTATGCAAGTCTTTCAACTTGTATTTTTTTATTTCCTTAGCCATTATACATCCTGTACTACATAAAGCTCATCATTATAAATCCCTTGAACTCCAACATCATCTGATGGTGTTGCACTTGGGTCAGATATAGTTACTGGCTTTACTGCTTTAGTTCCTATACTTGTAGTTAGTGCATTATAAGCATTAGATTGGTTACCCAGTGATGATGATATCTTAGTAAGCGTATCTAACACACCCGGTGATGTACCTACAATGTTACTTGTAGCTGTTGTAACTGCGGCAGATTTAACATCAGCTTTAGTTTCACCACCAATAGTATCAGCATCAAGAGTTTGGTCAGCATCATCTAACTGAATCTTACCACTTACTACTGCTACTTTTTGGTTTACAACCTTATCTAATCCAACTTCTGTTTTGCCAAAGGTATTATTACTACCTCCACCAATTCCAGCTACTGTTACAGTTCCACCACTAGCTGATATACTAATTACAGAGTTTTTCAATCCATCATTAGCATTAGCAACATTCAACTTATTACTACTATCGAAAGCGGCGTCAGTTACTGTCTTTGCAGTCGTACCTGCGGCGGCACCTGTAGTTACAGTTCCTACTGCAACACTATTTACCGTACCTGTTAAATCACCTCCAAGAATATCAGCTTGACTTTTATCTTCAACGCTTGATAAACCTATAGAGGACTTAGTAAAGGTTTTATTAGTAGATGATGCTCCATTTAGAGTTACTGTACCACCAGAAGCTGATAAAGATATTTGGTCATTCTTTAACGCATCGTTAGCATTAGCTGTATTAAGCTTTGGAGTTCCACCATCATCTGTAAAAGCATCATCAGTAATCCCTTTAGCAGTTGCACCGTCTGCGGCACCTGAAGCTACTGTAGAAGCGGCTGTACCACCAACTGTAGCTGAGTTAGAAACTGCACCAGTTAATGTTCCACCTAATATAGTTGCTGTAGAATTATTGTCTACATTATTAAGTGACATTGTAGTTTTTAATGTAGTTGGACTTTCGTTTGCAACATTTGATAGACCAACAGCTCCTTTAGCAGGAGTAATAGCTTCCCATTCGCCTGACTTTATTTCATTTGAACCTACTGCGGCGGCTCTGTATTGCTTATTATCATCGTTGGTGTCAATCCACATATCGCCCACTGCGGCGGCTGTAGGTATTCCATCTTGTCTAAAAGTTTGAGTTTGCCTTGAGTTTACTAGGTTACCTAAACCTACTGCATCCTTATCTACACCTACAACTGTTCCTGTGAATGTTGGTGATGCAAACATATCTGCCTTAGATTCGTTTGTTACGTTACCTAATCCAACATCACCTGCTGTTGTATTAGAGTTAATCATCCCGTCTTGGGCATTTGCTGTTTTTAGTTTTACACTACTATCAAACGCCGCATCGGTTATTGTTTTTGCTGATGTTCCAGCGGCAGCTCCCGTCTTAACGTCACCTGCCGAGGTCCCATCAATAGTACCTGTAAAGTCGCCGTCCGCACGTTGGAGCTTTTTCCAGACTTTTGCCATTATCTCTCTCCTATTCTTCTACGGACACCATCAACGATTCTTCAGAACTATTATAATATATAGTACCCTCTGCATTGTCTGTTGGTGCCGATGTTCTTGGTTTCAAATGCACTGCTCCCTCAAAATCTACAGAGAACACTTCTGTGCTATTATTAAGTATTTGAAACAGATTTCCAGAACTAACTGTACTGCCAGTTTGGTGTTTCAAAATATTTCCCTGAACTAAGTCAGGTAGTACTTCTACATCATTAGAGCCATCATCTCTATAGAATTTTCCATCTGATGTATTATACCATACTAATTTTGTATATACGTCCTTAACTAAATTAGGACTTGATAAACTTCCCGCCATTATCTTCCCACTCTTGTGTATGTTGGAGCCGCTGGTTGAACGACTCTTGTTAATACCGGTGCAACAGGTTGTTTAACCCTTGTTAACACTGGTGCACTTAATTTTTTAACTCTTACAGACTTTGTACCAAATAAGACTGCACCTAGTACTATATTAGTAAAAGAATAATTTAGTTCATTAAAAGTTTTATTTATTGCATTAAATGTTATTGACATTAATAATCTATCTGCACCCTAGTTATAGTTGAACCATCTCTTCCTCTGAAAGAATATCCTCTTCCTTTCTTTACTCCAGCTTCATATTTTTGATGAAAATGATTAGCTAGTGGTATAGTTTCAACTTTTCTTTCATAGCCATTAGCTATTACTCGGTTAATTAAAGTTTCGTGAAATTGCTCTGGTATCTCACATTCTTGGGTTAAATAAGTAGCTTCTGTTACTTTTGCATCAGCACCTAATACTGTGCCTAAATAAGTATCATCTGCTGAAAAACCATCTCTTTCAGGTGATTCACCCGGTATGAGAAACTTATCGGGACGTTGTATATATAATAAGGAAACTACCTTATTTGTATCGGTGTGGTTAATAAACTTACCAGAACCTGCATCGTAATATACTATACAAACACTATCTCTCTCTATCCACCATACTGTTTGGCTTAGACTTATATTTGCTCTTTCCATTATATCAAGTCTCTCTCTATTGGTCTATTCAATAATTTCTTGATTGCTTTACCATCGTAATCTACGGATTTTACTTTAATAATATGCTTTTTTAATAGATAAACTCTACGTCCAGCTTTAAAACTTGTACCAGTTCCATCATCTGCTTGAATATTAAACTGGTCAACAGATTCTATCATTTCTGTTCTTGAACCAAAATCATTTAAGGCATCGTTTAAACTCCTTATTATTTCTACTTCACCCATATCAGGATGATGTTGTTTTACTCTATCAATCATTTCTTTTAGCTTCAAATCTTTGACTCCTTCTCTGGGTCTCCTGTAGGACCTATAGATATATTAGTCTGAATAAATTCTTGTTTTTTCTGACCAATCAGTTGTAATTGACCTTGTGCCCATTGATAATCAACAGTAATCTTTGAAATAAGCTTATCAAATAACGACATTTTCTTTTGTAGGTTGGCTTGAAATTCTTTTAATTCTTGACCCTTATCAGTTACTTTAGCATTTATTTCAGCATTAAACTCTGATAAATAAGAATTAGCTCTAGCTAGTTCTTGTCCAGCTACACTTAATGTAGATGCTACCATATCTTCATCTTCATCAGCTAACCAGTATTGAGCACTTTCATTCTCTGTGTCACCACCCATTGTAGTGCCATCTATTAAATTTTTAGCTTTATCTACTGCATCTTGGAAATCACTTGATGGAAAAGTATAAGTAATACTAGCATCTATATCTGCTATTGCATCAAATGGTGTTGTATCTGCATCTAAATCTGTTGGTAGTTTTGCTCTAAAATCTGCAAGTCTTTCCATAAGTATACATTCTGATGCGTGTAATATCATTAATTCTTGAAATACCAAAGGAAAATGTTGATTAGCCACACCAATATAACTTATCCCATTTTGATTCCAACCAGTTATTGTAACTGTTTCAGCACTATCATTTATTGTTCTGCCATTAGAAAGAGGGACTCCATAAAGCTCTCCTTTAGCAGAAGTACTAGTAGCTGGTTTTATTGTAATTCTACCTTGTGAGTCTAAAAAATAAGCAGGGTCAGAAGCTAGTGCATAGTATATACTAGTAGTGTCCCCTAAATCAGATGCCATTCTATCTGATACAGGTCTGCAAAACTTTCCAGCCCTTTTTACATCAATAAGGTATGATAGATTGAATAATCTCTCCCAATCTATATCTTCACCAGTATTTGTGTTTAAGTCTATCTTATAAGCAAACAGCCTAAGCATATCTGGATTTAGGCTGTTAACGGTTCCTATTACAAAATCAAGCCCTTTTTTCAGGGCATCTGCAACAGTCTCGTTAGATACACTATTAGTGTAGTTTTGTATTTTAGTACTAAAGCTCATATATCTCTCTCATATAGGGGGTCCGAAGACCCCCCATAATATACTTAATCAATCAGATTAAGACCACTTCAGAATACCGTGAGTTTCAGGTAAGCTAATCTCTAAACCGGCTTCGGTTAGAATCATATCTTTCCTTCCATCTACGTTATTATTCTGAACATTAGTCATAATGTGAGTATCTCTTGATACACCATTACCAACCAATGGGCGATACTTAACATTAGCCAAGTCTACTGCCAAAGCAATATTTTCATCTTGGTTTCTGAAAAGTGGTTCTGCAACAAAGTGGAGGTTACCAAAGATTGTATTAACCTTTGTAACTTCGTGCCCAAACTGACCTTTGATGTTTTGAACATCTAGGTTGTATTGAGAAGTTCCAACAGTGTTCTTTAAGAAACCATCGCCGCTTAACTTCTGTAGCCAAGCCATTACTTTTCTAGAAGCAAGTACCAACTTGTCTCCACTGTTACCAGTCTCAGGAGCGAAAAAAGACTCCATATGGTCGATAAAAGTGTCATAAGTTGATGAAGAGTAAGACATAGTCATTACTTTTCCATTAGCTTCTGTGTAAGGGACTAAACCGTGAGTGTACCTAATAGGTGCATCGCCAGCCGCTTCAGCATTAGAAGCACCAACTCCAAAGAGCATAGCGTGCTCAATGTCCATTTTGTGTTCCATTAGCTTATCAGCCCATACTCTGCGATATTCATCAGGACGCCCTCTGTAGCGAGTAGCCAAAGCTGTACCAGAGAAAAGCTGAATGCCAGTTTTAAAAATCTGACAATAACCTTCCCTAGAGTATAGCTCGTCTTTCCAGCCATCAGGGTCGTTTGTTCCCTCACCCCAAGCACTACCAATTACTTGTCCTTTTGCTCCAGTTTCGATATCGGCTTCAGCGATAGCTTCTAAAGCAGTGACAGTAATGTCAGTCCTTGTGAGTTTGTTAGCGGCAGTATTACCACCATCATATGCGGCTCCTACACCATCACCGATATTCTCGATGGACTTAACTTTAACAGCTTTACCAGCTATTCTAAGCACTTGTCCAACAATTAAGAATTGAGGTGCGGCAGATGCTACACTATTACCATACTTGTCATAATCACAAGTAATCTTATAAGATGTATCTGCACCTTTTGACACGGCGGCTCCGTCTGTTTGTACAACAAAGTTTCTGCGTTGCCACTGATGACGTTGTTCAAGAAATTTGAAAACGGGGTCGTCAGTAGACTCCTTCGCAACTTTACTTAGATATACAAAGAACGGAGATTGCTGTGGAGCAAGTTCAGATACCCTCTCACCGAAATTATAAATCCGGCGGGAGTCGTTGATGCTTACACCCTGAGGTGCTACACCAGTACTGTTACTAAAAGCATTAGCCATTTAGTATTCTCCTTATTAATGGAATCCTTAACCGAAAGGATTCTTTGTTTTGTAATCATTAATCATAGAGTCCATTACTGAATCAGTACCGTTTTGTTGAGAATTTTGAGAAGGTACTACACCCATAGGGCTTGGTACACTTTGAGCTCTTTTCCTCTGTTCAAAACTTTCGTTTGGAGCAGTTTGGGTAACAGGAGCTTGTCCTGTGCCATTCTGCATTCTAAAAAGCTGAAACAAATTATCAACAGTTATATTCTTGGGGTCGTCCATTACCTTAACAAATTGGTCAATCTCTTGTTGATTGGCTCCATATGTCTTAGTAAGGTGTTCACCCATTTGTTGCATATTCTGTTGTATTTGCTGTTGTTCAGCTTGTTGCCTTAGAATATCATCTCTCTCTTTTACAATCTTTTCTCTCTCTTCTTGAACTACTGCCTGTGTGTATTGGGTGTGTAAACGATTATACTCATCCATATTATCACGCCAGTGGTCCACTGCGTCAAGATACTGAGCTGATGTAGAGCTAGGGTCATCCATAGCATCCTGCCTACTATACCCAGCCGGCTTTGCTGGCTTAGGTGGTGGGTCAGGGAACTGTTCTGCTTCTGGTTCTACGTTTTCTGGCTGAGGTTGTGCTTGTTGCTGTTCCAAAGCTTGAAGTCGAGACTCCAATGCTTCTTTTTCGTTACGAGCTTTATCAGCCTCACTTTGCCAGTATTGGTAACGCTTGACATCGTTATCAACATCAGTAGGTTCTGCCGTTGCCGCTTCTGGGGTTACTTCCACTGGGGAAGGCTCAGGTTGGGCTTCAGGTTCTTCAACCTTATTTGCACGGAAAAATTCTTCTACTAGATTCGATTTATCCTGAGTTGCATCAAATGCACTTTCAGGAGTCATTCCCTCATCTTGAGTAACCGGTGGGGTTGCTTGTTCGGTGTCCGTTGCCGGAGCGAAAGCTTCTTCCATAGTTATCTCCTTTTCACTTTGTAGGCTCTATTTGGACTTAGAGGTGCTACTTTCTTTTTTACTTTGAGCTACGGCGGACCGTACTTCGCTCTTTACCTGTCCAAGGGCGTCATCAAGGCGTTTCTCGAATAACCTGCCTGCCGATTTCGACTGGGTTGAGGTTTTATCAAGGTCCGACTTAAATTTTTCTAATTCAGCTCTTTGCTTAGCGTGGTATACTTCTCTTTCACGTGTCTGCATATCGCCTTTTAATTTCTTAATTTCATCTTGCTGTTGCTTAACTTGGCTCTGTAATTGTCCAACTAAATCTGTTCTCTCCAAGATTCCCTCCATATCAAACACTTCTGTTTTCTTTAGAACTTCCCTCTTGTCAATAATACCTTTTTCATAAGCATCCATATACATTTCAAGCTGTGCATAACGATTAGTTGGTAATGTAGAACCTGTAACAACAACAACGTCAAAAGCTCCTCTGGATATATCATTCATTACACTCACTTCGCCAGTTTTGTCATCATATAACTTCTTATTAATAGCTATTTCACTTAAACTATTATTAGGTTGTACTATTCTAATTACTTTTTCTGCTTGATATAGTTGTTGCATTAATGGAATAGCAACTTTTGCCATTCTTACTAATCCAGTTTCTATATCTTGCAACTTAGATTTAATCTTTCTTTGACCAAATTCATCTAAACTAACAGTAGCTTTATATGTATGAGGTGCCGCTTGTGCATTACCCTGCATTAATTCATATAAACCTAATGCGTGGTCAATATCTTGTTTAGCAACTTGCTCATTCTGATATAATGTATTAGGTAATGGTGTAGGCTGAACTGGTTGAGGTGCTCCAGAATCCATATCGACTTCTATTGCAACTCCCGGTTGAGCCCATCTTTGTTCAAAGTCCTGCATATCTACAGAACCACTTGGTATTAAAATCTTTGTATTTGTACTAGTAGTAGCGTGTGCAATTATAAGAGACCGTGTCTTATTAATATACTCTTGCATATCTTTAACCATCCGAACATCAGAAACCGGGTAGGGTGTTCTTGTGTGAATGTTCATAAACAAAACAATCGGATAGTGTTCCATAGGTAATATACGGGAGTAGAGATATTGGTCTCCCATTATGACGCACTGTTTTACCCTTTGAACTGGAACCGACACGGTCTCAATTAAACCTTCGTTAATTAAATCTGCGTGCGTTATCTCCTCAATATTTGGCATTGGTGGGGCATCTTTACCTTCCATCTCTGCTTGTTGAGCCGCCTGCTCATATTGTTGCATAACTTGTGCTATCATACCTTGTGCTTTTTGAGGGTCTGTAATAGGTTGCCCATTTATCTTTACAGCAGGTCTTGCTAAGTATTCTTGCATTTCATCTTCAATAAAAACTTCTTCACGCTTTTCTATATTGTTTTTTACGTGGAATCGTTTAACCCATACTTTATAGTAACGCTCGTAACCTCTTATATATTCGGAGCTATCACCAAAATTAATATCAGTTTTTGTGGCAGTATCTTCTGGAAACACAATACCTTTATCATCAACTCTTCTTGTAGTGGGTCTATCAGTATGTAAATCAGACTGGGCATTTTTAATTGCATCCTCATATTGTGGGTACATAGCTTGAGCTTGTTCTTTAGTGAACATACGACTAACTATAATGTTTTCAGCATCCTCTGCTAACCTATCTCTTGAATTAGGGTCTACATATACGTCTAGTGGGTCAACATCGTGAATGCAAACTTCACCACGTCCATAATCTTTTAAGGGGTCAATATAAACCATCATAGCTCCCATACCCATCGTATAGTAGTCGTCTATGCAGTTGCGGAGTGCCTGAGTCCCATCTGATATGTACCACATATATTCTAGTAAACCATTGAAGACCTGTGCTACTTTATTGTCGGAATCTTCTCTCGGTGATACTCTGAATTGTGGTTTTCCTGAAGTAAGAAGTGCCTTTGCGGCTTCTACTGCTGGATGGATTCTGTTTACTACAAGAGGTGCTTGACCCCTCTCAAGTAAAGTCTTTTCTTGTTCTTGAGTCCACTGTCTTCCTAAACGAAATTCAGCATCTTCTTGAGCCTGTTCAGCCCAAAGCTCTCTTTTATTAGAATAAGATTTAAATAGTGATTGTGTTTTTTCGACAATGTCCTCAGGGACTTCGTCTTCTCTCTCTACGTACGCCATTGGGGTGAGTTTACGAACTACATTGTCATCCAGTCAAGTATTTTTCTTGGTTTACTTTTAACTTCTCCATCAATGTATTCTTTACGCCTACAAGGTTTAACTCCATCTATAGCGTAGTATACAGCATCTAATATATCATCGTGTTTTCCTCTTGGATAGGATAAGAACTCTTGTTGAGCGTGTATATCCTCATTCCTAAAGAAAAACTCTCCTCTTGCGAGCGGGGCAACCAAGGACAACAATCTTTCGGATTTTCTTTGTCTTGGTTTTATGCCTTTTTCGAGTCCGGGTATATATAACCCCTCGTCCAGCATCATCTTTCTTACGTTACTCCTCAGTGCCTCTTGGTAGCCCACTGTCTCAATTTTCATTTTTCTAGGTTTATACTTTTTATAAATCTTAATAATCTCTGCTGGCTGTATTGCAGGGTCAAGCTTATCCCTGAGAATATCGACAATATACTTATTACCGTCACCATCGACAGCCATAGTAGCAATAACAAAGAAATCGCTCCTAGCAGATAAGCTACTAGCAGGGTCAATCCCACAATAAATGTCGACAGGTTTAAGAGTTTCTTCGCCATCAATGTACCTACTAAGAAGATTTTGTCCGTCCTTTCTTTTATAGGTATAATGATGTAGTTTAATATAATGTGGTTTAAACGGTGCGTTGTCTGGTGACTGTGCTTCATTCATATACTCCTGATAAAAACCATTAAGATTACCGACTGATTCAAACTCAGACTTAATCTGTAGGATTCTCTCCTCGGGGAAGCGTTCTTCCCAAATGCTTTTACCATCATCCCCATAAATAGCGTACCATAAAACATTCCAAGCTGGGGATTCCTTAGCCCAATATAAGAAACAATCTTCAGAAATAACAGTACCAATCATAACCACCCTTCCATCATCCGACAAGGAAGGGATTACTGCTTCCGTAACCCACTTCCTATTCTTCGCTCTTCCTTCTGCTGTAGCCGCATTCAATTCCGATTCATAGTCATCTATAATAATGAGATTAGGACGAGTATCACCTTCAATAAACCCCCGTACACGCTGACCAGTCCCAACAGCAATAATCCTCGCACCATTAGCGAGTACAATGTCGTTGTTGGTCCATCTTTTTGCTGTTGTTGCACCATAGTCTCCAAACATTTGTTTAAAATTATTAGAATTATCTAAATGATATTTAATTCTTGATAAGAAGTTTATACTCTGAGATTGTGATTCAGAGATAATAACTATAAAGAGGTCCTCGGCTGATGGTTTAAAGGCTATCTTGTGAAGGGGTAGAATCAAGGAGGTCACGGTACTTTTAGCAGTTCCACGAGGAGCCGCTATCAATACCCGCCTTTTAGACACATCAGCCAAGGATTTATAAATCTCGTTATGAAAAGGAGGTATATCCTTATTCAAAGCAGTAGGAAACATAGTTCTTCCAAATAGACCTATGTCCTTCCTAAGCTTTTTCAGGGCATTTTCTTCTGCCCATTTTTGCTCGAAAGTGTCTACCTGTACGGTTGTCCCGATATCCACGATACTAAACTAGTTCTATGACCTGCTAATACAGGTTTTACTCTATGTAACATCCAAGATGGAAAGAATACTGCATCACCTTTATTTAAATGAACTGGTGTATTAGTCCTTCCAGTCTTTAATTCTAATTCCCCACCTTTATCACACTCTTCTAATATTAAGGACATACTAATCTTTCTATGGTCTATACCTTCACCACCACAATCTTGATGCCAGTCATAATGACCTTCATCCTTATAGTTATACTCAGTATACTGTGGAGCATCTTTAAAACCTTGTATTTCAAAATGCCAGTTATCATCATTAGCTATCTTAGCCCATTTCCATATTCTATAATATAACCACTTCCAAGAACTTGTATTATATTGTGGGACCCATTTAATCATACTGTCTCTATAATTCTTATCTATACCAGCAAGAGTTTCAGCAGTACTTATGGGTAATTCTTTCATTTGCTCAATTACATCTTCACATTCCTCTTCGTGAAGCATATTCCTGACTATATACCAAAGGTCAAATCTAGTCTTCTTTATCGGCGTCTGAATGTTCTGCAATGCTATCTTCAATAGGAACCTCCTTTTTCCTAGTTGCAATCAATTTATTCTCTTCTTGATTGATATTATCTATAAGTGCTCTGGTCTGGACGGCTTCAAGCTTATCAGTAACAGTTACTGTTTCTTTATCTTTCATTCCGTGTATTTCCATACCATCATTAACGAAACCCCTTATTCCATTAACATCTTTCTTTTCAAGTGCTATTTCCACACCCTTCTTCATTAATTCAATGAAATAGTCCGCATCCATCATATTGGAAGCCAGCATCTTCTGTGCCTCATCTCTTTTCATAGTTTTAAATGTCTCCGTTCTCATATGGCGTTTAAGCTTACGTCTCTTACTTACGCTTACACTACCATATACTTTATCAATAGCAACATCACGGTTTTCCGTAACTGCCGCCCAAAAGGCTAAGTCTTGGTAATCATCGGAATTACATCTGACTTCGAGCCAATTCTTTCCACTCATAGTGGTGTTGGTAACCCTACCCCCACAATTAAGTTTCTTTTTAGGATATTTAGAATCCCACATAATATAGCCAAAAGGAAACCTAAAATAATAGGACTTTCTTCCATCTGAGGCTTCATACTCTTTTTTCTTAATTAGGCGTGCTACATATTCATCATCGGTAAGGGCATACTCTCCTTCTTCAGATTTCTGCCAATGTTTATAAGGAATACTAGCTATTTTAGCTTCTTCCTCTGTATATATTATATAATCAGTAGGACCAACGTCCTTATGGTTAATTGTTACGCTGAACAAGGTACAACCTTAGCTTGACTAACGTGTATGTACCCTATCTTCTTGTCAATCTTATCCTCTTCACCACCAAATGCTGTATTTCTTGGCAGTTTACGGCTTTCCCATTTGTAGTTGAATTTTTTATTATTAAGGCGTGTTATGTTAAATACATATATATTAGGACTTACAACGACTATATAAAGGAAATCCTTACCATCTATCTCTGAACAGCCTTTATTAGCCATATATTTATCCCACTCTATAAGACAATCATCGTAATGTTTACCACGAATCTTGATTTCTGCTATATATCTGGGTTCTTCAGCATCATAACTAGAATACTGTTCCCCAGTAAGTGTGAATTTAGTACCAGTCTGTTTATTTATCCAGTCACATACAGATTGCTCTGTTATAGGTGTTTTAATACTTTCCTTAACCACCTTCTCGCTGGTATTCCTATGTATATTGTCCCTATGTTCACTAGTAGACGTAGATATAGGTACACTATTCTTGCTATTCTTTTGAATATCTTCTTTATGTCTTCCATATGCCTCCATTATATCGTGATATCGTTTACCCCTATTGACTTCAGCTTGGAATCCCTGCATATTTGCTAGTTCCTCCCACACCAATGTGTGATTAAGCTTATTGTCGTCAGTTAAATACTGACTAATATCAATAGTGTTACCCATTTAGTGCCGACTTCCCCTTATTTATTTAAATCAGTTCTAGCGAACTAACCACAAAATATACTAATAATGTAATAAGTATAATAAGGAGATGCAATAGTTAGTATTTTCTTTAAGACAATGCCTATAGGTGCTTCTACAGCAACCACTTAATGGAATTGGCTATAATTCTTTGTTATCTGCTTCTAGACTTGAGTGTACAATCCTAACATTCTCCCACCGATTGTGTAACCAACACCAGTTTTCACCCTCTCTTACATTAACATACTGATGCTTTGTAGAGTCGTTAACTGCAACAATATCATCAAATACAGAGACGTTGTGGTCGGAATCCATATTAAGCGTGACGCTCCCAGCCAAAAAGACTAAAATTAGTATTTTTATCATAAAAAAAATTACAGAAATATTAAAATAAGGTGAAATAGTAAATTACCAAAAAAGGTTTGAAAATTACCGTAGAATGGGAGTACGTGATATACATTGCACCGTACCCCGTCCGTTTTCACGGGTGTGGGGTCCGAGGCTTGTTGAGCTTGATTCTATCAAGCATCAACGGTCAGCCTCCCCATCACGCCGTGCTAACTGGACGCTGTCCTATGGTGCGATTCCCCTGCTAGTTGTGATATCAAGCAGTAAACATACTTGGTATCATTCTTTCTAACAGCATTACACAAGGAGATAAATCACATTATGAATGCACTTATAAAGAAATTCAAGGCTCTCTGGAGCGAGGTACAATACACGGATGCCGCAGGCGTCAAACGAGTCAAGTACTGGCTCACAGGCGACGTGTCTTCTCAGGATGTGCAAGCATTCGAGAAGTACAACGGCGAGAGCATTGAACTCAACGGTTCAGTGTTCATACTTACGGTTCGGCAAGCCGGAACGATGTACACGTCTAAGCAAGGACTGCAACTTCCAAGGAAGTCAAATTCAGTCGAGCTTCGACCTGATACACGTAAGTACGTTGACCTTGGAGCTATGCTCTAGGTTGACACTCAAACTCGTGCGTTACCCACTGGTGTATTCCGGTGGGTAGCCACACACGAGCCCGCCGTACGAGTACCATTATTTTATCACACCCACTGATACAGGAATCGGTAAACTGGTGTACAAGATTTGATTAACGTAAACTGTAATAACAGGAGGAAGTATGTCTAAGAAGAAGACAGATAATCGAGTTATACAAGTTATATCTCATAATGCTACTATGGAAATGGTAGTAATCAAGACCCCAATTAAGGGTGTCAAGACTAGAACTGGTAAGCAAGCCTTTTCTAGTGTCACTGTTCATCGCAAGAGGAAGTGACGTTTTACTAGCACTGCAATAGCTCACAGGTGGACTCCGCATCCATCCTTATCTCTCTCTTAATTGAGCGTTGCAGTGCACCATTTTAGATTTATTAACCCTAAATGAATAGGAGAACAATATGAAGAAACCAAAGTGGCACTTTATATTTAACGGTAGGCTCATTACCGTCAGAGCTAACACCCAATACGGAGCTTATAAGAGAGCTCGTAGAATTATCAGTCCGACCTGTGGGTAAGGTCAAATCTCAATGGTTGGAGCATCTCAGTGAGGTGCTTCAGCTATCTGAGCAAGAGCTAATGAAGTATACATTAAAAGAGCTGGATATGATGCTCGCAGAGTATGAACATTCATTAGAACAGAAGTTAAAAGAATCCGATGATTACATTGAACAACTGGCGATAGCAGAAGGCTGGGATGTCGATGTTGACGAAGATGGACCATTTATAGTTTCAATAGAAGGAGGAATATCGTGATAGACGGTTACTTATTCTTATCAGACTACTTGGATTTACTATTAGTAGTTGGTTATATGTTGTTATTAATTAGTACATTCGTGCTTATAATGGTAGCAAGATATCACGTAAACCAAGTAGAGCATTTAGACAAACAGGTTGAATACTGGCGTCAAAAGGCTTTAACTGATAACCAAAATGATTAATTCAATGCCAACAGGAGGGGACGCATCACCTTATGAGTGTCCTAACTGTGCCAGTCCAAATACACTGTTCGAAGAGTACGGTTCGTCAGAATCAGATACATCCGAGCTAGGCATTATATGCGAAGACTGTGAGCACGTTGTTGACCCAGAAGATATGGGTTCCCTCTTGGAAGAAGAACAATAATCCAACCCACAGAGTACTAGACCATCGGCATCTAAGTAAGCACTTGCTGGTTAAACAGTTTAATAGCCTTCAGCGATACGTGTAAGAGCTAGTACTCTATTTTAAATAAGATTTCATATATTAAGGGAGTGAGTAGACAAGGACCGTACATCCAAGTATATTCACGTTGCAAAGCCTAGGAAAGTACCTGAACCAAGCGGGTATTCTAGGGCAACTATGAGCGTGGTCTATTAGCTGGGAAGTTAATAGGGTGCCTTACTGTCAAAGAGCCAAAGGGGTCATAGGCAGTCCGTCAAGGGTAGTTGTACGTTACGGAAACTAAACAGATAACAAGTTTGGTAAAACGGGACATCATAAAGTGATAGGCGAGCGTTATCGTCTGTAGTCACTTGCTAGTAGGTTGACAGTCTAATACAGAGTAATTTGTAAAGATATGTGATACGATACCGGGTTTAACACACCTTAGTCGTAGCCGTGCATCCGAGAGGATAAATGAGTAGATGTGAACGTGACCCGAAAGGGCAATAAACAATATAACCTGTAATAGGGGGGTAATCACTATAAGAGCTATGCTCAAAACTGTGAAGGTTCAATCCCCCTTGCACCCTTATAAATTATTAAATATGAGTGTAAACTGCGTATCAGAGGATATGCACTGACCTAACATAATAGTTACCCAAGAGACACAGACGAGATGATAAATCCGTGAACTGCAACTGTCGGATGAAAAAGTCTCTACGTAGTGGTGATGGACGCAGATGGAAGGACTAGTGAATGCTAGAACTAGCTAGTGTTTACACTCATTAAATTTTCAATTAACCCTAATAAAAGGAGACGCATTTATGCGAAAAATAGTACGAATAATAAAGTATATCTTTATGCCTTGGAAACGTGCAACTAATGCCTTATGGTATCAGATAAGAGCACACCAACGTAGATTAAACGGTATAACATTCAAATTGAATGAATTAGAACTTGCTTTAGAGAATGGTAGGGCTACGGCATTGAACAAGCCCAAGAGAGGACGTCCTCGTAAGCAATCTTCAAAACCTCTTAACGTCAAAGGAGCCTAATATGGCAAAAGTACTAGTACAGACCTTTGGTGGTGTAGTGAAGACAATGGAAGCAGACAATCCAGCAGGATTAGCTGAAGCATTGGGTATGTCATTAGACAACACCACAATTAACGTGAACGCAAAGAAAGCGGAAGCTAATACAAATCTCAGAGATGATGATTTCGTTGCATTCGTGACTGATAAGGTAACTTCAGGACTAGCGTAAGCGAATAGAGATTCAGTAAGGGGGACTCGCAAGGGTTCCCCACTGATGAAGAGAGTAAAAGATTAAATTAAATAGGAGTCGCAATGAGCAACTTGATGAAAATCAAACAGTATGTGACCGAATGGGTCAAAGCCAACTGGATTTACCAGAACAAAACTGGCTGGGACCATAAGGAAGCAAGGGAGTTCGCCGCCCACCTAATGGAAAAGTGCGATATACATCATACTTGGGAGTTTGTTAACAGAGATGGTGTTAAAAGAAAGGAATTTCTGGTAAGAGTTGGTAAACCTAAGTTCAGGGGTACCGTTAATTATACTCTACCTTCTCATTCCTTATTATTTAACAACCTTCACCCAACTGATGTAAGACTAGTGTTATCTGGCGATGATGTAGGTTCACCTATATTTGACAAGCTAATGCAGTCACAAATGAAAGCTTGGAGACCTGAAAACTCTCATCAACTAATGTTTCAAGGTTCAACACAATTACGTTGTGATATACCAGCACATCCTCATATCGGGGAATCTGGTGAGCCTTGTTTAGGTGGATGGGCAGGAGCTTGGTCTTCAGCTATATCAGGTGGACATATACCTTCACTGGTAAATGTTGCTAAATCATTCTTAAATACTTGGACGTCAAACGATGCCTTCTGGAATATCAATTCGGTATACGGAGATTATCGTAGACTACCAGCGTGGTTTAAGAGTGGTATGTCTTTCGGGACATATATGGCTAATAAGCAGTTATGGTATACTGTAGCAACTAGAGACTATAAGTACTCTGGTAATGATGGCAGAATACCTCGAAGAGGAAACTTTTCACGCTGGTTAATCTCTAATGAACATCAAGGTATAGGATTCGCATCGTTATATGATTTCGATAATACTTGGGCACCAAGGTTAATGGATTTGTATTACGGAAGTGTGCTAAATACTTATATTGAGAAAGATACAGAGGATGAGCTATTTAAACAGACAGATAGGTTTTTCAACTTTATGAACGACATATACTATGTTTCTATGGACCAGATTAAAACAGCATTGGGTACACCAGACCCATATAACTCTGCATTAGCAACCGAGGCATTGACATCTAGACCACAGATGTATTTAACTAAGCCTTGGTATAGGTCAGGTAGCAGTATGCCACCACCCACTCAGTTAATCAAAAGGTGTATTGATGATGGTAAACACAAGTGCACTACGAGAAGTAATGACGATGAGACATCAATAGACTGGACACAAATCTTTGCATACCAGAGAATAGTTAACAATGTTACAGGCGATAGATTTAAAAGAGCGATAGATGAAGACACAGCCAAGAAAGACATTGCTTGGTATCTGGGTAGAATGCAGGACGATTTGTTCGTTCCTTTTGAGGCAATGAGAACATTCATCAGTCTTTATGATGGAGATTCCTCATTTCTTAACGAGAGTGATTCATACAAACAAACACAAGGTCTAATCAACTTTGTGCGTGGTTTTAAAGAGGATATGAATAAAGGTGAAACATTGACGAAGTATTGTGACCATTTCACCAGTATTGGTATCGAGAATTACACCAAAGCAATTCATAACTACAGCTCAGGGAGGTTGTTAAATGCAACAGACAAGCACAAGCGAATCAAAGTTCGAGATACACATTTCGGAAATGATTCAGAACAAAATCAATTATCTGCTTTCTAGGTTTAAGAAGGTAGAGTGGAGTGGACCTGCGTGGTATAGCATAGATAAGGTTGACGAAGATAACTTCCCAGTTGAAGTTAGCTTGCAATACTTTAAGCCTATACATTTAGGTCACGGAACAGAAACAGAACTAGACGGAGACGCTATGGGTAAACTATTACCCAAGATATATAAAAGGTTTCCTGATTTAAAGGACTGTTTCTTAGGATTGATACATTCTCATCATACTATGGGTGCGTTCCTTTCAGGGACAGATAAAGACACAGCTAAAGACCAAGCCGTCAAAGATGGTATATTCTTTAGTACAGTCGTAGCGTCAAGTGGAGAACCATTTGATTGTTGCCTTACGTATAAAGACCAGTTTGGGTTTACAAACTTGGTAGAGGGTGAAGTAATAACACCAGTTATAAAGGTTGACATTCCACAGGAATGGAAACAAGAGGCTACTAAGATAGAGAAAGCTAAGAAGAAAGAGAATAAGATTACCTACGTTAACTCTGGGACTAATCAAATCTCTGCCTTCGGTGGTTATCACGGTGGCTATGGTTACGGTAGAGGTTGGGGTGTCCACGGACAAGAAGCCCCTGAAGAACCTGCTAAAAAAAACGGGAACACTCAGTCATTGAGTTGGGACCGGGAAACGCAGGTATCGGATAAAGAGACTGAGGTAATGACAGAACTGCACGAAATGTTTATGAATGCAGAGATGACATATCACGACTTTATCGAAGAATGCCGTAAGAAATGTCCAAATATAGACCCGCATTCGTTTATAGATGCACTAGGAAGGAATTTCTATTGATATAATGAATGTTTTAGTGTATATTTGATTAAGGGGCTGGGTTGCTCTGAATTTTGGTCGCATCCCAAATTTACGACAGCGAGTTAAACGCCGCCGCCTAGCCCCCGACATTATTCCTTTCACATACATAACAATGCTCCTGACCGAAGTATGAAGTTGAACACAGGAGTTCTTTGATTCCCAGTGTGTTTTTTATCACATTCTCACACGGAAGTGTTATCTCCACCGTCCAATGGATAGTAGGAGGGAGCATTGTTTCATTGTCTTAATAAATAAAATAAGGAGAACACAGTTATGATGACTGTACCACAAAAGAAGTATTTCTGTAATAGGATTGATGAAATCACTGCACAGAAAGTTAACGAGTTGAAAGATGTTTCTTCAGCCGGTAATAAAGAAATCGCTAAGATGGGCTTGGCTAATGGGGAAATTAGATACCCTCAAGAAATAGCTAAAATATGGGAAGCGATTGATTTAGTATTAAATAGTGGACCTGAATCAGCTTGGTCTGGTAGTTCATTAGGAAGTATTGATATAGAACCTATGTTAAAAGGTTATGTAGAGTTTAAAAAGAAACTTGCAGATGATATGCAGAAAGAAAACAATAGTATTTTAACCCAGCGTAATAAGCTTTACGAAGAAGCTACACGCATAAAGGACGTTGCTATGTTCGGTTCGGAAGAAGCGGCACACGCAATGTTAAAGGAGTTTGTCGAGTGGGAAGTAAAATAAAAACAAGATTCCTTAGAAATAAGGATTTAGTACCGTTACAGCAGTTAAATGAAATATCAGTAGTAGGATTGGGTGGCATTGGCTCATTCTTAATACAAGGTTTAGCTATGATGGGTTGGCACAAAGTTATCGGTTATGACGGAGACGTTATAGAGGACCATAATTTAAGTACCACAGCATATCCACTTGATGAAAGTGGTAACGCTAAGCGTGATTCAGCTCAAGGGTTGTTCCAGAGATACGCAGAGGACTGGCAGGAGTTTATACCAATGGAGAACTTTGGCATAAGCGATAAGATTACCTCTAAAATGATAGTTTGCACTGACGATATGGAATCAAGAAGAATGGTGTTCAACAAATGGAAAGAGACAGCTCACGAATACTGGGCACATCCTGTATGGGATAGGTCATTTTTCATTGACTTGCGTATGGGTGCCACTAGTGTAGAGATGGTAACGTGCACTCCAGCTCACATAGAGGTCTATGATAAGCACTGGGTACCCACGCATACTGTACCACAAGCACCTTGTAGTATGAAACACACAGTCTTTGCTACGAATCATATTGTATCATTAGGATTGGCACAAGTATATAATATAGTTGCACAGCTTGTATATTATGACTATATTTGGACCAGCCTGAACCCAAATATGGTAGAATTTGGTACTTTAATTAAACCTGTAACAAGTAAGGAGGTATCTATTGATACAAGTAAGGAAAGTCTCGACCGATTGGACAGCAATGCCATCGGGATTGACATACTTAATCATAGGTCAGCCTAAAACAGGAAAAACTACAGCAGTTTCAAAGTGGAGCCCACTAGGCAGTGAAGGTGTAATAATCATCGACACTGACTTGGGCTCTGACTTTGTTAACAATGCTAATGTAGTTACCTGTACAAGTCTGAACCCACCTATCCGTCCTGTAATGAAGGATGGAAAACAAGTGGTTGAAAATGGTCAACCTAAACAAGAAGTCGTCCCTTCAAATGAGCGTGGCTTTAAGCATCGTTCTGGCGAAGATAAAGGTAAACCACAAGATGTATATTCTATGATAGAGATATATAACTGGTTTGCTAAAGAGTGGGACAACTTGCCGTATGACACCATAGTAATTGATACTATAGGACAAGTTAATGAATGGATAGAATTTGCAGTCATTAATGAGTTAGGAATCACTGCTATGGGAGAAGGTCAATGGGGAGCCGATTGGGGCAAAGCTAGGCGTAAAAACCTAGATGTTCTTAAACGCTTTCAAGACCTAATGAAAAAGAAAGGCGGAAACCTAGTGTTAGTCAGTCATTCCAAAACATCTCAGATGCAAGACGGAAAGGTACAATTAGCACCAGAACTTCCTCGAGGTCTTGGCTATAGCTTAGCCGCTAAAGCTGACGTTATTGGTTATACAACAGCGTCTAAAGACGATGGAAAGTATTATATCTCATTTGAGGCGTATGACGAGAGAGTAGTCGGTTCACGACTAAAACCTCTTGCTCAGAAGATACTCCCGTTTGAGTATAGTGCTATATCTAACGAAATCCTAAAATACAAGGAGGAAGAATGAGTAATACTCGTTTTCGCCCTAGTGACATTGACACTTCTTCTGGAGGTGGTTCAAAGTGGCTAGGATATTGTGCCGTAGGTATTCTTGATTGGCAGGATAAATCGGACCAGTTTGACTGGGCTGATGTTTATCTTGTTGCTACTTTAAAAGTAGAAGACTCGCAATACCCTCAGGAAATGAAGCTTGCTGGGTCTTTTGACAGAGAACCTAACGGCAATATCAAAACTTGCACATTATTGAAGAGACTTTATTGGCTTTTCGACACTATCGGTTTCGATGGTGGACCTAATGTACAAGGAGAGATGGTAGATGGGGATGGTAACAGCATTGACTTAGTCAATCACCTGAATATCAACCACGTCACCGATACTCTTAACCCAACAACAGATTACATTGCGTATTTGTACAAGGAACAAGGTCGTAAAGACCCTACCAAGACATATACCACTGTATTTCCTAAGTTGGTAGCTAACACCGATACTGGTAAGAAGGACATCGAAGGTTATATTAACTTTATGAAGTCTAAGAATCTTATCAAAGAGGTGGAAGCAGGGGTAGTGCCACCAGTTGCCAATGGTGGTATGACAAACAGCACGGACGACTCAGCACCGTTCTAATGTTTGTTGAAATGGCAATCGGGAGTCCCTCAAAACGGGGGACTCTCGTTCCACTAGATGATATGTGGGATATAGTTTATGAACAAGGAGCCACACAGGCTGTTTATAAGTCAGTTTACCGATATGATGATGAGGCTTTAGCATTTATTAAAGCCAATGGTTCTATAAAGAACTTTCTCGGTACAAGATATATAAATACTGTGCCTATTGACATAGACAGAGGTCAAGACTCAGATGAATACACGTTGGTTAGAACACAGCAAATCCTTAATTATTTAAATAAGGAATTGAGTTTAAAGGATGGCAATTATGCTATATACTATAGTGGTACTGGTTATCACATAGACTTATCAGCAGAATGCTTTGGATTTAAACCTAGCCCAGATTTACCTTTTATTGTAAAGGGTACAATGATGAAGCTACTAAATGAATTTGACCCAGACCCTGCCGTTTATACTAGAACATCCATTATAAGATTACCACATACACTAAATGTGAAATCATCGCTATTTAAAATACCTTTAACAGATACCGAACTACTTACTTATAAGTGTGAACAGATAATAGAATTAGCATCAGATAGACGTCTTGACTTTGGTCAAAGCGAACTATGGGGTGATGAATCATTAAATGATTACATTGAAGTAAATGTTCCTAAAGTTAGAAGTATGAACAAGATTAACGAACCTAGTAATGTCGTACCGTGCGTACAAAAGCTGTACAACGATGGACCTAACAAAGGTAATCGTAATCATACTTTGTTGAGAATAGCGTCACATTTTAGACGGAATGGAATACCATCAGATGCCACTAAATCGGCATTGCTACATTGGAACGATAATCAGCTAAATCCACAAATAGTTATAGATAAGGTCGAAAGTACCTATAATTATGGATATAAATATGGTTGTCACGATGAATTGTTAGCAAAGGTATGTAGTCCTAAGTGTGTTCATTTTAAGAATAAGGATTATCTAGTGGAAATAAAAACAGCTAACGACCTGCAAGGCGAGTTAGAAGATAGGCTGGAGTCAGACTTTACTGGTAAGATGATAAATCTTGCACAGATGTTTGGCTTAAATGATAGAGATTGTAATATATATCCGGGTGAACTGGTAACTATATTCGGTCCTACTGGTGCTAATAAGACAGCCTTAGCACAGAACATAGCCTTAGGTTATGATTTCGCTAACGATGAGATAAAACAGGAATGGCAAATCCCTACTTTATTTCTTTCACTAGAACTTAGTGGTTGGTATATGCACAGACGTAACCAACAAATTGTTAGCGGGATGTCTAAAGACGATGTTACAGCGAACTACAAGTATGTCAGTGAGAACTACAATAAGTACTTACAGCATTTAAACATACAAACAGTCTCGCCTACGCCCGATATGATACAAAAGACTATACGTGATTTACAGCCTAATTTAGTGGTTGTTGATTACATAGACTTAGTAGAAACACCGGGTAATATACGAGGAGAGTATGAACAAGTGAGGTATATATCTCATTATTTATCAAACCTAGCAGTCAATATGGATATCATTATTATACAGATATCTCAAGTAGCCAGAGAGTATTCGAGAAATCAAATTCTTGACATATATGCTGGTAAAGGCTCAGGTGCGATAGAGAACGCATCTCGTAAAGTAATAGGTATAAATGGAAAGCAAGACTCCACGGAAAAGACTGTTTCATTATTCAAAAACAGTGATGGTGATTTATTCGATGTCGAATTGAATTGGACACCATCTTTCAGATTACCAAGGAGGCAAAATGCCAGTTCCCTTTAAACAAGTCGTCAAGACAGAGGTTGACCCAGAGGTTAAACTCAAATTACAAAAAAGAGCTCAGGAGAATAAACGCAGTATGCGTAAGGAACTTGAGTTAATCATCGAAAATGCAGTTAAGGAGACTAAGAATGGCTGAAAAGAAAACTACTAGACAACTGATAGGTGACTTTATTGATTTGGATATGCAATTACAATACGCAGATGAAGACGAAGCATTGGTATTAACTAGTGCTATGGAAGTTACTAAAAAAGACATCAGTAGAAAGGTCGATGGCATTGACCACTTTATGCTGGATATTGATAGAAAACAGCATTTAATTGATGCAGAAATCGAAGCTCTGAAGAAAGAACAACAGCGTTTATCAGTTAGAAGGAAAGCTACAGAATCGTTAAAGAAATACTTTAATGAAACCTTGATACCTATGGTAATTCAAGAAGTTGGGACTGACGGCGTCTACGAAACAGACACTGCCAGATATAAACTTTTTGAAACCTATGGTCCAGTAGTTATTACGAACGAAGTAATGGTTCCTGAAAACTATAAATACATTAAAGAAACTGAACACATTGATAAGAAAGCTATGCGTACGCAGATGACTCAAGGAGTAGATATCCCCGGTGCCAGAATAGCAAAGGTAAAACGGGTAAGGAGGTCCTAATGGGATTTCTTTTAGATATTTGTTTCCCTGTTGGTGGAATTGTTATTACATTCTTAAGGTTTATACAACTAGGGATTGTAGTAAATAACGATGGGGTAGTCTTTTTATTCAATGTTTACAACTTTGGAACAGAACTACATTTAATTATGGAGGATAGGAATAGATGCCTAGAAATAATAAATCACAAAAGACCGTAATTCTGGAATTGCTGGAATCAGGTGTAAAAGTTACACCAATGATGGCATTAAACAGATGTGGATGCTTTAGACTTGCGGCTGTTATACATAGTATAAGAGCTGATGGACATAATGTTATTATGGAAAGAGTCAAGGCTCATACGGGTAATAAATATGCTGAGTATAGTTTAGCTTAGCATCGTCAACGTAGTAAGGCGAGGGTTTTATAGCCAGAACAGGTATGGGTATTCCTGTCTAGCATCCTTTTACCTTCGCCTTATTATAATAAATAAGGAATAAAAGATGAATTGGAAATTCTATTTTGACAGTGTAATGGAAAATACAGTACCATTCTTACTAGCGTGGGAAGCGTATGTATTCTTTATGCTTTGCTTTTTCTTAAGCATTGTAGTCAGACTAAACAGAATCGAGAATAAGTTAGATAGACTTAATGGGGTTACACCTCGTAAGGGCTTATACTCAAGAATAGTTAAATTATGGAGAAGCGTATGAAAATCGTGGAAACAGAAAAGCTGGTTAAAGCACCAGATAAGCACCTTTCATTAGGTGGATTAATAAAGTTGTACGAAGATATGATGAAAGAGGGTCGAATTAAACCCGATAGTGCCGCATCAGTAAGGTTGCAACAACTAAGGAAACGAGCACAATTAAGACGGAAATGGTTAGATACACCTTATGCGAAAAGAAAGTTCTTCACAGAACCTATTGGATAAAAACCACTTTAAGAAAGTCTTAGAACCAGTACACAGAACATACTGGCAGAAAGCTTATAAGAAATTGTCATCTAAGATGTCAAGTTTAAGAAGCTCTTTAAAAAGACGTTCAGAAAAGTATGAAGTTGAGTTTAACATTTCTGCACAAGAAATACGTGAACTCTTTTACGATGTTTATGGAAAGGGGTGTACCTATTGTGACAAGCAGTTGACATTTAGAACAATAGCTTGTGACCATATTATACCTCTTTCTAAACAAGGAGTTACTACAAAGGAAAACTTGCAGTTGATTTGCAGGACCTGCAATACACGTAAAGGTCCATTAGACGAGCAAGACTTTGTGGTATTAATACAATTAATTTCAGATTTGCCAGAAGAACTAAGTAGTTACGTGATGCGTAAACTGGCAAAAGGAGGACGATACTAATGGGATTAGTTAACGATAAAATAATAGAACTGATTCAAGCACGACTGAAAAAGGGACACGAAGAATATAATAGAGATGTACCTATTAGACGTGAGCGTAATCTATCAAACATAGATGAAGCAGTAGATGAAGTTTTAGATTTAACAGTTTACTTAACAGCTTATACATTAGAACTACAAGCAGACCGTGAAGAAAAGCAATCAAAAACAGCCAAAGTAGAGGTGAACGATTTAATGTACATCTTTAAAGGCTTACACGCAATACACGAAGAGTCTTGGAGAGAAAATGCACAAGCTACAGCCAATGAAATACACGACCTTATTATTAGAATGAAGAAATCGTGTAATTGGACGCACGAGGATGATAAAAGAATAGGTCAAACAGATAACCCAATCAATAAGGTTATGGACCATAGTCCTCACGACCCGGGAGATGAAAACGATAGTCCGTTATCAGCACCAACAAAGTGTATACCCGGTAGTAACTGCGATTAAGAAATAAAAGACACCTCATTAACATTCTCGAGTTTGTAACCTAACGGTTGCTCGAGTGAAGAAGCAGAGTAGCAATAATGGATTCATTGCGAGGAAGACCCTCGTTCCTAGCGATACTGTATTCTGAAAAAGAAAGAGAATGACAAATGAAAAATGGTTGGCGTCAGGTGTCTTTTAGAATTAAGCCTAGGAACTCAACGGGGTTGAAGCCAGTAGCTAATAAAACCGACTACGTGAAAGAGGATTCGTCTGCTTAGAAAGCCGGACACCCCGTGTTCCTTAAAAGTGTTATATTCAAGGTGTAATATGAAGAACTTAGAACAAAAAGCCAGAAAACATTGTGCCAACTACGATGTTGGCAAGTGTCTAGGTGTTATAATAGAAACAAAAAGAATGAAAGACGGACGAGTAGGCTTGCGACAAATATTGAATACAAAAAAAGCAGGAAAAGATTGCACGGTTATCTCCGGTTGCCAATACTACGACAACTGTGTAGTGCCCATTGTGGGTTAGAAAGAGGAAAAAGGGGTGCTTACAAGTGCCCCTTTTTTTTAAACCGTCTTGTAAAAGGAACCGACTATTCTAATATTTCATCAGCTAAGGCATAAGTACCATAGAAACCACCAACGCCACCGGCAATTAATGCTCCCCTAGTACCAGCAAATTCAGCTAATTCTTTCATTGTTATAGGGTCTTTATAAGCTTTTCTATATGTTTCAGGAATCTTTTGTAAGGCTTCGTAATCTTCATTGCTAATCATTCTAGAACGGTTGATAACTTGTTTAGCTTCTTTATCGCTCATACTTTCATACTCTTTAGCAGTGCGGCGTTTACGTTTAACAGGCACAACATTAGGAGTTTTATCAGCTTTTTCAATTATCTTTTTAATTTCAGGAATGCTTATTTCTTTGAAAGGAGATACATTTATAATGTCATCACCAGCTTTCATACCAAATAAGTCTCTACCATCAGTACCAAAGAATTGCATTTTACCGGGCTTTCTGGGGTCCCATATAAGTGAACCTGCACTACCACCCCAATCAAAATTACTTTTATACTTAGGAGACATTATAATCTGTAGTTTTTGAGAAGAACCTTTAAGTTTTTTAACTGCACCCCTACCAAATACTTCTTCCATCTCTTTAATAACCTCTTTTCTGGTCATATCAGTAACGTCTTGCATTTTAGTAAACAGTTTATACGAACGTGGGTCCCATTGAATGTCTCTTAACATATCACCCATCTTCACACCCTTAGTATTTAACTGAAGATACTTCATTTTATCTACAGGAGTTTTAAATCCTTGCACTTTTAACATATTAGTAAGGGCTTCTTTACCAATATTACCGGGTATACCCGCATCTTTTACTAGATTCTGGTACGTAGTAGGCGTTAAAAAGCGTCTTGCATAATCAGCAAGGGGTGTTTCAAGGTCATAATAGTCTTTAAATATACCAGCGTTGCTAAAATCATTGATATATTTATGGTGTAATACCTTAATACCTTGTTTAATTCTATCAGTTATCCCTTTTAATTCAGTAACATATCCTCTTTGACCTTTTTTATAGGTCATATTTCGCATAGCATCAGACTCTTCTTTTAAAAGTCTATCAAAATCATCAGCTAATTCAACTTGACGTTTATTTAAACCAGTTCTTTTAGCCGCTATGCTCTCTTTAGGATTAACAAGTCTACTTACAGCTCTTTTAGAGGCTGAATAACCTTCTTCTAATACAGCTTTTAATGGTTGACCAGCATAAAAACTTGCTTTTTTCTCTGGTGCAAGGACATTAGGCATTAAGGTGTTGTCCATTCCTTCCATAAAAGATTTAGTAACATCAGTTCTTTTCCAAGGTTGATTACGTGTTAATCTTCCTGCCATTTTTATTGCTTTGTGAGACGCTAACGCACCAGCTAAGGTCCCACCAATTACACCTATAGTACGATATGCGTCTTTTGCAGTATCACTTGTAAAGTCTACAGTTTCACTCTCTTGTAATGCACCAGCTACAGGTGGAGCAACTAAAGCCGCACCAATACCTACCTGTTTCATATTTACATCTTCTACTAGTTCTCGTGCAGATTTACGCATACCCTGACTGAATCCATCTGGACCATATTTCTCAAGGGCTTCGCTTAATACTTTACCAACAGCTTTCATCTTCTATTTTCACCACCTTTAGTAGAAGGTAACCAGTCCATAGGTTCACCGGTATCACCAGTATAAACTTTTTTTCTTTTCTCTTTTTCTTGACAGGATTCACATATCCAACCATCAGTATTTTCTAATGGTTTGTCGCATTCTGCACAGTGATTAGGCATTGGCATCTTCTTCAATCTCCTCTGAGTAGTCAAATTTACCTCTGCGTGCTTTAGGTTTTTCACCTTTTATTAACTTAGCGGCTTGCATTACAGGCATACCAGTAAATTTAGTTATAGAATAGTAGGGATTTTCTAGCATACCGCCGGGTCCTACTATATCCCGTGCTAATCTACCGAATGGTGGTATGGTCCACAAGTAGTAATCGGTTAATTCACTAGCATCGTCACTCATCATCCACTTAAACATAGGTGGTAATAAACGTAATGCTGGAGGAGTTACTGCTTGAACAGGACCTATAGCAGAGCCATAGAACGCTCTTTCTCTAGCTTCTTCATCACCCATTAACCAATCAGCAGTATCTTGGAACCAATTCCAAGGTGCAGGTAATGCGTTTTCAAATAAACTATATTGAAACATATTAGCCATACCTAACATAAATAAATCTGCAACTGCAAGTCTTTTAAAAGTCTCAAATTCAGGAGTACCTTCTTGAAACCCTGCAATATATGCACGCCTTATTACATCATTTCTGAACCTAACGGAGTTCCAGCTCCATAGCTGGAAACGACTGAACACCCTACCCAGAGTACTATTTGTCCATAAAGGTCTGTACGGTGCAGAATACAAGAACTGCGTTCCCTTAACGCCACGCTTCGCCATATTAATAAGGAATGGCGAGTTGTAATCCTTGATTGCTCCACCGAATTTGTTTTTTGCTTGTAAGTAGTGAGCCATAAATGAATCACGTCTTAAAATTCTTTCAGGTACACGCATAAACGAACTTGCCGCCGCAAATGCTCTGTCTGTTAAACCATACTTTTTACTTAATTGCAGTAAGCTTTCGTCAGACATATTAGGGTCTCTTTTAATCTTCTTAATAGCGTCACTGACAAATGCTTGAGTCTTCTTTGATTTAAGTTGAGGATTAAGTCCAGCTTCGTGAATTAAAAATTCTTCAATGATACCTAATTCTTGCATCCATTTTTCAACATCTTTCATACTTTTCCATTTAGGATTAATATTTGTACGTAGATAGTTAAAATCTCTAGCTTTCTTAAGGTTATCATAGCCTGCACTTATCCAAGTGTGTACTGTACCACCATATAGGTTAGCAATAGAGCTTTTAGGGTGAGCTAATAACGATGCTAATTGCCATTTAGCTTCTAACGCACCCCAACCTTGCAACTGAGTGTATTCTGTTCCACTTAATTCATCAATAACAGTTTCATCTAAGTTCCATTTTTCCAGCTCTTTACGACCAACACCTAATCTTTTCTTCATATAATCAATTCTTTTCTTAGCTGTACTATCAGCTAACCACTTATAAGCTGTGCCTTTTATCTTCATCTTAGGGTCATTCATAACTTTTTCAGGTATATGTGTAGGGTAACCCATAGCACTTTGAGTATAAAGTTTAAAGAAATTCATCCAAGCACCAGTTAAGTCTCCATCTTTAGTAGTTCTATAGAATGTATTATTAAAGTTGTGCATTGCAGTTCTTGCAGTAACCTGCATTGCTTGTTTATAAAATGTATTAATAGCGTTTTTCATATAAGATTCATAAGCTTCTGGATTAAGGTCCCAACCACCTATATGTGCTTCACGACTAAATTGATTACCAACCTTTTTTAAATTGCTACCTAAAATAGTCTTCTCTTTTAATTTCTTTTTAGAGGCTTGTTCTACTAAAGCTTCTTGCATTATGTCAAAGTTTTCACCCATTTCATCTTTAGCCATAAAGTCACCAGTAAGTTGTTTATACTGGTAATTAATCTTCTTTACCTCTCTAGTAATTTCTTCAGGTGTTAACGTAGAATCTTCTACAACTCTTTTAATTGCACTTCTAAGTTTTTTATCAGCTAACTTTCTATTGAAAGACATATGAGGATAGTAGTATTCAGCACCTAAGTCTCCAGTAGGGTCGAAAGACGCTATCTCTAGGTTCCTACGTTGTTCAGCTAGTGATTTAGGATTCCTTAATCTAAACGGAGTTTGACTAATAAGTATACGCTTAGCTATTTGTCTAATACCATCTATACCAAGCTCTTCAATAGGAATAGACTTGTTACGGCGTACAGTATCATTAACGTAATCGTGAAACTTTACTCTTAATTTATCTAATCCTTTCCAAGTAACATTACCATTTTTATCTTCAGATAATTTTAACCATTTATTAACAGACTCTTGATTACCTTGTAACCATCTATGAGTAACTGTATTAGCTCTAGTAATAATGTTATTAATCTTATTAACAACCTGCTCACCGGTCATCTTTACATTTCCTCCTTCCAGAGGAATAACGTATTGCTCACCCTTAATTTTATCGTAAGTGCCCTTAACAGCGTTCCAATTTTCAATGTAAGGCATTTCAGCTTCAGTTAACTTAGAAGAAGAACCTTTTAATCTAGGTCTTAATTTGTTTCTCATATAACCAAGCTCTCTTTGAGCTACAGCTATTTGAAATAAGACATCGCCATCTTTAAGTGCAGATACATAAGGTCTTAATGCGTCTCTAAATTCACCTACTTCATTTTCAAATGTTTGCATAGAAAGTTCTTGTGTACGTGCTGATAATTGTTGTATCTCTCCAATAACAGCAGTAGGTCTAACAGTTCTAGCGTTTTCTATAGTATTACCAAGCTTATCTTTATATGGACCAACATCTTCAACCCACTCCATCATTGCTGGTTCTCTCATTAAGTCTCTATTAATAGCTTTAGGAAACATCCAATAATAAGCTCTTTTAATTTCAGGGTTTTTAGATTTACCAGTCATCCAGTCCATTGTCTTTTGAAACCAAGTACCAGTACGCATATCCATTAGGTATCTATCTAATGTTTGTAAATCCATTTTATTAGCTTGATTTAAATTCTTCTTAAATAAACCTCTAAATAAACCATTTAAATTTCTTACATCTAAGTTATGGTAATGGTCTAAGTGTTCTTTTAAATTGTAATAAGTTTGCTTTAGTACAGGGTCTTTAATCTTACCTTCTTGTAATCCTACAAAAGGAGCAATATCATCAAGGTATAGTCTATCAGTTTCAGATAAGTTTTGACCATCTATTAATTCATTCTTTACAATATTACCAGCTTCATCTCTATAAGATGTAACATCTTCTGGCGTTACTTCTCTAGTAAGAATCTTTTTCTGTGATTCAGTTAACTCAAGATTAGTTCTCTTCATTAAGGCTTCATAATTGTTAAAGAACTCTTTCAGACTAGCATCGCTTATTTCTTTAGAACTGAGACCAGCACGCATTAAAGATGTATTTCTTAACATTTTAAATAAGAACTCTGCATCTCTTCTACGATTAGGAATATGAGATAGCTCAATAGCCGCCTCTAATTTCTTTTTATTACCTTTAGAATATGTACCTATATATAACATATCAAATAGGTCTTTTTCAGGTTGTGATAATTTTATCTTGTAGTCTCGTATTAACTGGTCCGTTTGGACTTGGTCAATTTTCGCACTACCTTTATCATCAATTCCGAACGCTTCACGAGCTTGTTTAACTGCCTTGCTTTGTTTAGCATCAGCATCAGTGACGTTAAGGACATTGTCTAAGCTTCTCCTTTCTTTAGCTTTCCAAACAGATTGATTCTTAATATCATCTACTTTATCGTGTATTTCAGATATTCTTTCACTAGGAATCTTACCTCTGTTTACAACATCAGTAATACTTTTTAAAGATGCCATATCGCTAATATCGTTAATTAAAAAATCTTCTCCTTTTAATACTAAGTTTTCCAAATAAGCTCTTCTATAGTTATAATCAAACTGACGTATAGGTTGAAAACTGCGGGGTATCTGTCCCATAACAGGCTTTTCTAAGCCTAATTTAGTTACTTGCATTTCACTTATAAATTCAACAAAGTCTTTTTCACTATTAGCAAGTGCTTCTAAACCTTCTTTTGTATACAATTTCTTATCATATATTCTTTTAATAAAGTTACCCATTACAGTAGACATTGTTTCTCTGCCCATTGCATCTTTTAACCAGTCACTTTTACCTACGGCTTCTCTATGGTCAAAGTATATTTGATTTAATTTACCCTCATTAACTCTTCTGAATACATTATCAGACCAGTCAATACCTCTCATACTTTTAGATAACATAGGTAGAAAGGTAGTTTTAGCTTCAGCAGGCATATAGTTAAACTTTTCTACACCACCAGCTATTTCAGAATAGTTCCATCTTCTGTTATCATTATGATTTTTACCATATAGTAATCTATTTAACTCATTAAATGTACTGTGTAACCCTTTCTTTTTAAGATAATCAGCCCTACCAGAGTTAACTGATGCAGTTTCAGCTTTAGAACCTTCAGTCATAACTGTCTTACCTTTTACAACATCAAACACTTTGTATTTAAATAAGGTGTCAAGTATCATAGGACCAAACTTCTCACCACGAATACCCATCTCATCCATAGGGTCAGAGCCTAACGCAATCGCCGCTCTGGACATTTCTCTAAATCTTTGTAAATCTTGTTCAGTATTTTTAGTTTCAAATAATATTCTTCTAAGCTGACCTTTACCACCATTAGCATATGAATCATAATAAGGTACACTATAGAAATCTTTACCCATTATAACATTTTCAAATATAGGTTTACCATTCTTGTCTAATACATCATTACCTTGATTATCACGTATTCTAACTTTATCATAGTTATAATTGTTACCAGCCTCTCTTAAACTATTATAAGCACCTAAGATAGCCATCCTTTGTGTAACAGCAGTACCAAGATGTTCACGACCTTGATAAGCACCACTACTCATAAACTCTCTCCAGTAAGGAGAATATTGAGATGTTTGATGAACACTTTTAGCTTGTAGTTCTGGGTCCCTCATAGCAAGTTTTTCACCATAAGTTAAACCATCCATTGGGTCTTCAGCATTTTTATTATGCTTCTCCATATTCGTAGCTTTATCAACGTACTCATTTTTCTGACTTGCATACATCTCCCGCCAGGATTTTCTGAACCCGTGAGACTCTCCACCAAAGAATATTAATGCTTTATCTCCGTCTAAATCAGCACCACCTAACGCTTTCATACTTCTAGGATGTAGTAAACTTCCATAACCTTTTACACCAGTAAACCCAGCAAATTCTAAGCTGTGGGCACCACTAATCGAATCCATCGGTACTCTCATTACGGTCCCCATCAGTATGTCGTCAACCTTTTCTTTCAATGCTCCTTTATAATCAGCACGGGTGTCCCACAGCTCTCCTAAGGTAATCCTGCCTTTCTTAAACATTGAGTCTCTAATAACTAAGTCTCTAAAGTTATTGTCAAGGAAAAATATGTTTTGATTATCTCTTAATTCTGAAGTCTTTTTATTTGGTAATTGTAATCCAACTTCCCAAGGTCTCATTCTTGATGATGCACTATTATCAATCTTAGGTTTAGTGATTTTCTGTACTACATAATTACGCATTGCTTGCATACGATAATCTCTAGAGAACTTGTGCATATAGGCACCCACAGAACCCTCTGGGAATACTCTGTTTAATCTTTCAACTACGCTTTCAAAATCTGCAACACCTTCTTTATATCTATCCATTTCATTACGTGACATCTCACCTTCTTCAGCTAGACTTGCAACGTATTCGTGGTTTAATTTCATTATCTTTTCGTATATCTTATGTGATAACTCAGGGTTATTTGGACTTCTTAATATATCAAATAGCTCATTTATCGGTATCTCTTCTATATTATCTACAACTCTCTTAATATTTTCTTTACTTTTATTGTTTTTATATTCTGCTAGTACAGCTTTACCTTCTTCAGTTCCCATTATAGCTCTATTAGAAAGAGTGTCATACATCTCCATAATAGATTCTCTATTTATATTCTTATATCCAAATGCTGATAAAACAGAATACATCTGTTTAGGTAACTGTACTTTCTTTAAATACTTTTGTGTAGTGATTTCAGACATAACAGTTCTAAAATCTCTTATAGGTACATTAAACAGTGTACCAGTGAAGTCTATCTTCATATCCTTATTAATCAAATCAGGAACTAAGTCTAACTCACCTACCCATTGTTTACGCTCACCAACTTGTTTAGCCGCAGAATCAGGTATCAACATATGTATACCTCTCTTCTTCATATAAGCTGATAGTTCTGGTGTAGCTAACTGCATACCATACTTACCTAATAAAGCTCCTAATTTAGGGTCCTTAGACACGATAAATGATTTATTGAACTTCCCATCGGTTGGAAGACCTTTGTCCCAATTTAAGGCATCTATGACCTCTTCTCTAGCAAGTATAGCACCATCAGATGCTTCAAGATATGCTTCTGCACCATCAGATAACTTTATCTTATCTTGTTCAAACCTAGAATCAGCCTCAGAAAACAACCCTACCCGGAATTTTTTCTGACTATTTCCTGTACCTTGTAAATCGTTAACGCCTCTTTCTTTTAAATAAGCTTCTATCTCTCTAGGGTTGGCAGATAAACCAGAGTTAAACCATATCTGTGCCCTTTTATTAAATGCTTTAGGGTCGTTTATATATTTACCACCATCTAATACTTTAGCAAAGTTCTTACCAAAAGAAGGTACGTCTGTTACTTCGTAACCATTGTTACTTAATTCATATAGCATATTAGATACATACATCTCTTTATATATCTTCTGTGCTTTTGTGTCGCTTAAAGCTACGTTTTCAGGTCTATTCTTCCATCTTATATAACTTTCAGAATAAGCTTCTTGATTTTTTGTAACTCTATCTGGGAATTTCTTATTCTGTGCTAGTCTAAATTGCTTTAAAGATTCTTTTGCTAACTTACCTACGAGCTTAGGATTATTTTCAATAAGGGGATGCAATTTAACAAAGTACATTTTCTTAGCATCGCCTTTACCACCGTAATAATAATAACCATCTTCTCTCATTTTATCGTGAAGTTTACGATAGCTTTCAGCCATTATTCTTTCAGCGTTTGCTTCTGCCGCTTTTTTAATTTCATTACGTTTCATACCATCAAGCTCAGGATTAAGTCTTATTTCAACTTCCTGTTGTCTTGCGATATTTGTTTCAGCTCTACCTAAATCATACTCTTTATCTTTCCATATAACGTGGTCTAATACTCTAAACCATTCTTGTTGTGGCTTTGTACCATATAAGCTTTCATAATTTCTCTCATAGATTTCTTCTATAATCATTTTCTGTTGAGATAAATCTTTTTTATTACCTACCGAGTTCGTCTTACCATTAAGCATACCAACTTCGCCATCTTTAATCTCAATTTGCTCAACCCATTGCTTTTTTCTTGTGTTTTCAGCCCATCGTTTCCACCATCCAACTTCATTTTCATCCAGCTTTCGCCCAGTCTCTGCTTCAATATGCTTAACGATTTCTTGCTCTGCTCCCTGCTTCGGTTTCTTTGTGTTTCCATTGTGTAACCCACTCCATTTCTTATATATATTATCTGCCAGTTTTATTCTATCTACTGGTGTAATATCAGGAAACACTTGTTCTATGTAACCACCTTTACCAATTAGCCTTCCGGGAATATCAACAATATCTTGTATGTGCATATCAAGGTCTTGAGATTCATCATATCTAGGGTCTTTTATAAAAGCTTCTTTATACTCTGCTATTTCCTGTTTAGTAAGTGATTTAGAATACACTTCACCAGTAACAGGGTCAATCTCCATACCCGTTCTATATTCTTCAGCTAATTTCTCAATATCCGTTAAATCAACTTTTCCTTTTATTAAGTCGTATACTAAATGTTGAGACTCTGCTTCTCCAAAAAATTCTCTAAAGTCAGTCTTGATAACATCCTTCATTTCCTTAGTCATCTTACCCCAACGAGGATTCATCTCTGGGTCTGGACCATTATCGTTCTTTATGCTTTCGTGTAAAAATTCTCTACTAGTTCTAGTTTGATAAGGCATTTCTTTATAGCCAAAGAAAGCACCCATTGCATATGCGTATACTTGTTCTTCTGTAGTAGCACCTTGTATAGTACTAGGTAAACCTTGAAAAGCGGCACCTGCCATAGTTCTCGCCGCTAGGTCAGCCTTCTGTCCTTCGCTTAATAATTTCATATTGGGACTACCATTAGGCTTTAATTGACTAGGTTGTAAACGCTCACCAAATCCTTTAAGGTTACCTATACCTCTAAATACTGCTCCAGCACCAGCTCCAAAACCTGCGGCGTGAAACATCTCATCTACTCCGTGAGTCCAACTAGATACTGCACTAGCTGTACCTAAATGAAAAGCTCCTTGAGTAGCGTCTGCAAAGACACCAGTAGTAGCCCAGTCGGGTAAGTCTTTTATAAAAGGTTCAATAACATTACCGACTTTCTTTTGAGCAAAGTTAGCCGCCAACATTGGAGCACTCTTACCTTTAATAGCTTGAAATCCAGCCGCTATTTTACGAGCACCTAAAAACTTTAATGCCTTAGCTCCGGGTAAATAACCTACAAAACCTGCAAGATGACCTAAGTTACGTGCTATCGCTTCGTGAGTATCTTCTGGGGCTCCACCTATATCAGTACCAATAAAGTCATCGACTTTTTCCATTGGTAACGTAGAGAAACCTTCAGCCCATCCACGACCAGCCTGTTTAATCATACGAGTTAAATAGCCGTCTTGATGTTCCTTACTTCTTGCGAAAGGTATTTTGTAATAATATGCGTGTTCTTCTAGAGATTCTAAATCATCATCTCTATCATTAAACAGCTCTGGAAATTTAGCATATTGGTCTATGACTCCTCGAATCTGATTCTCATCCATCTTTGGAGACCATTCTTTTGGCTCAGCCAATGCTACCCCCTATTTATTCCATTGTAGATATAAGATATGCAATATACGCCGCTTCTGCCGCTAACATAGCACCTCCAACAACACTGCCTACGCCAGTGCCAGTTAAAGCTCCTTTAGCAATTAGTCTAGCGGCTAATTTAGGACCACCTTTTTTAGCAACCATTTGCATAACCTTAGCTAGTCCGTGTGTATTAATTTTATTCTGTATAGTTCTTATTGCACCCGTTGCACCAGCCGCAACATTAAAACCACCTATGCTACCAACTTCACCCCAAGCTTCTTGATTTGGATTATCGTCACCTGCAACAGCTTCAAATCCAGATTCTAAAGCCGCCGCACCAGCAAATCCAAGTCCTAAAGAACCTATACCTTTTACTATTCCTGATGCACTGAAACCACCTAGTTTCTGCATTAAGCCAGAGCTAGTTCCGTGTTCTAAACTTTTAATTAAACCTTTAAACTGGTCAGGTTTTTTAGCTAAGTATTTACCAACAGTTTCGCTAGTTAAATCATCGCCTTTCCTTACTATATCATCAATGACGCCTTTTAACTGGTCTGCGTGTTTCTGGTCTAATACTCCATCTTTCATTAAGGCGTTGATGTCATCTTTAACTTTTGGTATGTTTTTGTGACTAACTCTTTCAGGTCCTATAAAATCTTTAACTGGACCGGGTTTACCTTTAAACATTTCAGGTACAACTCTACCACCATCTTTAAGAATCTTTGCTTGTCCCTTAGTTAATGCTCCATCTTTTACAGCTATATCTATATCCTCTAAAGATATAACACCCTTACCAGTTTTGTCACCCATTTTAATAGATGCTTTTTTAAATATCTCTGGCATATTTGCAGTGACTTTACCTTCATTTTGAAATAGAGCTTTTATCAGTTTAACAGGTTGCTTTCTCATAGCAAAACCAGTAGCTATAATTGCACTTGCACCACCTAATGTAGTTTTAATAGGATTTTCACCTACCCATAATCCAGTATCAGTTACAAAGTCTTCCCATCTTCTACCAACATCTTTGTGCATTGGGAATTGTGATTCAATTATTTGTCTAGTAGACCCATCAAGACTATTTAAAAAGTTTTGTCTCATAGCAGGGTCCATTTTTTGCAACATCTCTTGATATTTTTTACGATGCTGTCCTTCAGTCATATTACTTCTTGGGTCATATATCATAGAGTTTTGAAGGTTCTGCATTTCTGCTTGTTTTAAACCTTGATAATGCTTTTCAAATGCTTGCCAACTGTGAGGTCCTACTTCCTTTACCCATTTCTCTTTAGCTTTTTGATAACCACCAACTCCATATGTTAAGCCATCTTTTAAAAAATTATCTAAAGTTCTTTGACCGGGTTGTGGGTAGTTAGAGAATATATAATTTTCTGCTAACTTTTTCTTTTGATAGTCTTCTTCAGCTCTATCCATAGCTTTTATTCGGTATTCATTCATTTGCTTTTGCATACCGAACTGAGCTTTTTGAATAATAAGCTGTTGTTCACTGCGATGTTCTTGATTTGCTAATTGTCTTTTAGCTAATCTAATTCTTTCAGCTTCTCTAAAATTGTCTGATACCTGTCCTCTCGCCGCACCTCCTTGAAGAGGGTTGTGAGATACTCCAGATAAGTTCATTGGTTTAACTTCAGACATTACATATTCCTCCAAGATTGCTGTATAAAACCTTCAAGCGTTACTGGTCCACCCCTTTGAAATGTTCCATCTTGCTTTCTAGGTCCAACTGGGTTTGGTATTACTTGACCATCTGCATTTAAAACAGGTATCTCAGTTGTTGAGCCATCAGGGTTTATAATTCCAGTAATTGGAGTTTGTACTAATGTTTCATCTCCAACTTGTCCCTGTTGAGAGACTGGTTCAGCCGCTTCAGTACCGGTTACTTTAGCCGCTTCTTTTACTGCGTTAGCATTATTCTCTACTGTTTCAGTTGTAGTTGGTGTTTCATTTGTTGTTTTATCAGTTGGTGTTGTATCGCTTGGTGGTGGTGGAGTTTTATCACCACCTACTTGGTCCATACCCATATTCTCTGCTGTAGGAGTTGGTTTCCTTGGTCCATCTGGTCCAGAAAAACCTTGAGCCATTGATGCAGTTTGAAGTAAGTCTCCTAAAGCACCACCCCAAGATTTACCAGAGTTTCCCATTTCAGATTTTAAACCTTTACTCATTTGTCCTAATCCAGCTTTAGCATTATGAAGATAGTTTGTTCCAAACTTACCTGCTTGTCCTAACAAACTTCCTCCATCTGCTCCACCTGCTACGGCTTCTGCACCTGCTGTCGCCGCTCCTGCACCTAATCCTAATTTACCTAACAATGCTGGAGCCGCCGCCGCCGCTAAACCACCTAAAAAGTAACCTTGTTTTCCATCTGGTCTCATATATCCACCACGTTGGGCTTTTACTTTCTCCTGTTGTTTTGCATACATAGCCCTAGCTTTGTTTACATTCTCATATGATGTCTTCATATCATCAAAGCTCCCAATCTTCTTTTTCATTTTAGACTTCCAAGCATCCCATTTTTCTTTACGAGCTACTTTCTTTTCTAGTTTATCAAAGTGTTTTTTAATACCTTTTCCGGGTGAACCTATTTTATAAGGATTATCTTGATTGCCAGCCATACCTTTTCTTAGCTCTGCTAACACTTGTTCTCTTTTTGTAGCAGGTTTCATTTTAAGAGGTTCATCCATTCCGTCATACATAGAAGGCTGAGCATCAAGTTTTTTCTGATGTTCTGCCATTGCTTCAGGATTGTCTTTTAAATATTTAGCTCTTTCTTTAAGTTCAATATGCTTATCTCTTTCGTCTAGTTTATGTTGTAAATAAGCATCATCAGCATCGCTTATTGAACCGTCTGAATTATAAGCAATATCGCTATCTAATCTAGGTAAATCTTTAGGACCATACTTCTCTCTTAGTACATCCATTTGCTTATTATATTCAAAGCCGAGCTTCGGATTGTCTTTTAATACTTTCTTTATTGCTGGGTTATACTCATCTATTTGACTAAGGTTACCAGCTTTTAATGCTGAAAGTATTTGCTCAGAGCCAGTTAATCCCATACTAGGAATCTCGTGGTCCATACCAATACCGGGAAGTTCCCCATATCCTTTTTGCCAAGGGGCTCTCCCCTGTGAATCACCTATATCGTGCAAATTAACATACTGACTTAAGTAGTTATCAAAATCTCCTTTATCAAAGAAAGCTCCTTCTTGCATAGGTAATTGTATATCATCCCTAATAGAAGTAGGAACTCCTTGGTCGTGCATATACTGGTCAAACTGAGCCATCTGTTGAGCTTGTCTCATATGCTCAGCTTCTAACCTTGCTTGTTCTCCGGGACCTACTTTACCACCCTCAGCCATTTTAATCTTACTATACCATTTTGCAGGGTCTACGTTGTACTCCCCCTTATTAGTTTTAAGACCGAAGTATTCATCTATTTCAGCATCACCATACTCACCATTTCTTACTTTTTCAGCAAACCTTGATTTCACTATAGCATCTTTTAATTTGCCATCTTTAAAAGTAACTTCGCTTTCTTGTAAGAAATCATCTACAGAACCTTTAGCATCTTCATAAAATTTAGATGATGATTTACCTTTAACATAAGTAGGACCACCCCACTTTTTATTAGCGTATTCATCACTCATAAAATAAGCTAATTGAGGGTCTTTCTTTCCCAGATGGTCCATTCTTTTTTTAATAAGGAATTGATTAACTTTCTGACGCCAAGGCATCGCAGGTTCTTTAGCACCTGTTGGTTTACCATCTCTCTCTATAACAACAGAACCACCATCTTGAAATCTTGGTGCTATTTTATTATTTAGTTCATCAAGCTTTTCTTCACCTATTGCATTAACAGCGTTTCTATTAAGTACATATTCTCCGGGTTCTAGCTTAGCGTCAATTATGTCTCCGGGGTAAGGGCTGTATTTATTACCCAACGTACTGTCCTCCTATTCTAGTCCTAATGTTCATAGGTGTTCCATCAGGTCCAGCAACTTGAGATAACATACCACCTTTATTTCCATAAGCACTTTCTACATAACCACCATCTTGCATATACAAATCGCTTCCTTCTTTATCCATATCAGCAGGAGACCAACCCTCAGGTAATTCATCAACTCTTTGAGGTCCTTTAATTCTATCTGCAAAATTTCTTACACCAGATAGCAAACCTCCATAATGCTTAGTATATTGCTTTATTAACTGTCCATCTTTACCTCTAGTATACATTATATCTTTACCAGTTTTTGGACCAGTTGCTTCTTGATAATCCCACATTTCATCAGTGTCTGGGTCATAATGTTCATCAGCTTCAAAGCCTTTAGAATATATTAAAGAACTTTGTTTGTTTTTACCATCACTATTCATCTCATCTGTAAGAACGCTTTTAAGTAAGCCTTCGTTTATTGGACCACCTTTTTGCATAGGAGGCATTCCAAAAGCCATACCTATACCCTTACCTAGTAAATTTGTAGCTAAACCTGTAGCCTGTGAATCTATTTGAGCATTAGCAAGTCTTTGATTAGATATAGCATTCATTTGAGTTTGGTTCATTTGTGCCATATTATTAGCGGCACCACTTGCCATCCCAGCACCTTGGCTCATAGCTCCACTCAAATACTTATTATAAGAATCAATAGCTCCAGCTTGAGCTTGGTTAGCACCTGATGCAGTTTGAGCCGCTAAAGACGCCGCATTAGAACCACCAGCCATTGCCGCATTTCTTCCAGCCATACGTGAACTCATAGCCGCCGCATCTGCCGCAGAACCTTCCATACGTTCTTTCTGGTCTATGTTGAACTGCGAATTTGGGTCCATCATATCCATACCACGTTCTTCTAACGCACCATATGTCTTTCTAGCACCAGCAAACGCTTGATTGTACTCATTTTTTATAGTATTAGTACTTACTTTTTGGTTTTTACCAGATAACTGGTCCCATTTTTTAGATAACCAACTCATAATATCACCTTATCTCTCTCATTAATATACTTATTTTTTTAATTTAAAACCACTTGCAGTTGAGCTATCACTTCTTATCCATCCATCGGCTGTTTTAATCTCAATATACCAGTCGCTTTTATCTTTTATTGCTCGTATAGAGCCTCCAATACCAGTTTCACTTCCTCTTTCAGCTCTACCTGTAGCTTTGTCAGTTTTTTCTGATACCTTTTCTATAATTCTTTGTATTGCACCTGAAGCATTTGTAGTCTCATCAGAGAATGGATTAAAATCACTTACATCAGGTCTGCTTTCAGTTCTATTCTGTACTTTTCTTTTAGCCATTACTTAGGTTTCTTCCTCTTATAAATAATACCAACAGCATTACCTTTGTAATTACTACCAGTAATATTATTTGTTGCAGTAGCTCTAACTTTGAACCACTTTACTTTAGAATAAGCAGAGTCTACTTTAATAGCTCTACCTTGCCAAGAAGAACCATAGTTATTACTTATATCAGTACCATTATGCCACTCATCATCTTCTAAGTCGCTTTTATACTGTAAGGTTGTATGGTTCCTAGCAGTTCCATCTAATTTAGCTAACCTTAATTTTTTGACAATAGTATCTTCTCCAAAGCCTATTTTCTTAGACTCCCACTCCCAGTTTTTATTATTACTACCACTAGAGTATTTACATATACGACCATTAGACAATAATAATATAGCGTGTCCAGTCTTAGACTCTACGGCATCATACACCTTATGGCTTGTGTCCCACAAATCCCAACGCTTAGTACCTGCTGAATAAGCCCAACATCTATGTTCTGGTGTACTTGCATCAGTAGAAAAGAATACTAATACAGCTTGTCTTATTGTATCATATCCTATAACAGCACTATCTTTAACAGATTCACTTAATTCAGCCCAGCCATAAGTTTCTTGTTTTTGTATCTTAGTACCTATCTTTGTAATCTGTGGAGTAGAGTTATAAATATTT